AGAGGGGCTTTCAGCTGCTCCCTGTATTCAGCAGCTGTTGGCATTACGCCTCCTACAGGCTGGAAAAGGTAAGTGTCCCGAGAGTCGCCATGTGGCCGGTGGCGTGTGCCACATCAGCCGTTGGTGAAACGATCTGGTTGTTGCTTTCACCAGCAGCCAAGGACACAGCCTCGCGCAAGCGACTGATCAGGATCGCACCACCAGGTGCAGAGTCTCGATCGATCAGGTCCGCCAGTTCCGCCCGCACCGCGTTTTGAACGGCTGAGCTGTTTGGAGAAAGTTTGATGTTCATGTCCAGCGGATCAGCAATTGGGGCGCCGACGAACACTTCGGCGGTTACTGGTCGGCGTGCATTGATGTAAGCCTGCACCTCGGCGACCTTGGCCGGTGAGGGGATTATCGAAACTTCTTCATCGCAGACGAACAGTACTGTCACCGTACCGGCCCCCATTTGCAGCGGATATACCCAGACCCGGGTAACCCCCGAAACCTCAAGCGCCCATAACTCGTAATCAGATTTAGCCCCGCCATGAGGCGGTTGTTGTATCCGTGCGAGCAAGCGCGCCAGCAGTCTTTCGTCAGACTCAACGTCAACCCCACCTTCGAGCTTGGTCGCCGACGTGGCAGTGGATTGCACGCCAGCGATTGGCGAAAGCAAGAAGATCGGCAAGCTTGAACCGAAGTTACCGGCCTCCCCCGCCTCAAGCGCAATGATCGGAACGATTAGCGGGCCACCGCTGAACACCGCATCGCCGAGCACCTTGTATTGGACGCCGTCCTGGCGCTGCACAATGGTCCCATCGAGGATGGTGGAGCCGGTGTTTCCGGAAAACGCGACCTGACCTTGAGCAAATCCGGCGGTCTTGCGAATTACCTTCCAGATGGACGCCCAACGTTCGAGGTATTCCTTCTCAGCGGTGTCGATGATCGATTGCTTGGCGATCCAATCAAGGTAGCCATAGAGCATGTGAACGGCGCCGGCTTCGGATTGACCGACGATGCCGAGCAATGAACGGCGTAACACCGCGCTGTCGACACCCGTAACGCGGCTGCTGATATCGGTGATCACACGATCAATCAGCTCGGTCAGTGTTGGTCTAGCAAATGGCATCAGGCAGACCTCTTCGCGGCTTGCGCCGACCATTCGTAATTAAATTGATAGCGCACCGGCGAACCGGTCGGCCGGAAAATATCGACAAGGATCAGCATCCAGCCCCGCGCCACAAACTCGGCAGTGACCTCCACACGAGTCGCGACCAGGTCCTCCACCATCCAGGCCAACGCTTCCCGGCAATATTGCTGGGCCCGGCCAAGGACTTGCGGAAGCTGCTTTTCGCGGGCCAGCAGCCACAACAGTGAGCCGGTCTGGTCGGATGGTGTGGCGTTTGCGATATCCCCCCAGTAGCCGCGCAAGTCGTCCTGTGGCAACTCGACGGGGATCTGCTCGGGGCTGGCCCGGCGATCGGTGAAGAGACTGATGATCACGGCAGTTTGCAGGCCGTCGTCGCGCGCCAGGTCGAAGCCCGACAGGAGCAACTCCCCACCGCTTTCGGTCATTACCATTGCGGCATCGGCCATCAGATAGGCACTCCTGAGTTGCCACTGCCGGCGGTAACGCCGCTGTGCTGGTGAGTGCTGCCGATGTTCCTACCGTTGTTCGTGATGGTGCCGGTGGTTGTGATGTTGCCGATCACCTCAAGATCGCCGATGAGTTTGATCGTCGGTGCCTGGGCTTCCAGATGCTGAACGGCGGTGACCTTCACCATCTCTCGCAGCAACTCGATCTTGTTGCCCAGGTCGTCATAGATCGCGACCTCACCAGCCAGCAGGGGGATCCGGAACCGGCGGTCATCGACCACCAGAACAATCCCTTGTTCGCGATTGCCTCCGAGGAAGGCCACCGCTACATCACCACCCAGCGGGTGACTGGTGAAGCCATAGTTCTGCATGTGTTCAAGGCCATCGCGGAGCTCGTCCTTCAGCAGCTCCACCTGTACCTGCTGTCGAGGGCCGCTGTCGCTCACACCACGCAACACGCCGCGGCCAAACATCATCATGACCCGGTTACCCATGTCTCGGAGCGCTTCATTCATTTCGGCGGTTCCTCTTCTCCAATGGCCTCAGCCCAAATGTTTCGGCCACCCTTTTTCCCGGCCTTCCCTTTCTTGTCTTTCTTCCCGTCCGGCGGCTCAGGGTCGAAGGCTTGAGGGCTGACGATTTCAAGCTTGGCGGTAGTCCCGCCCTCGCCTCGCTCATAGGTCACCTGGCGGATGAGCATCCAGCCATCCATGCGCAGCCAAGTCGATCGCACATAAACCAACAGGCCCGGCTCCCACAAAGGACCGCCGGGACTTTGCCGCCACCCCTGAACTTCAATACTCGCCGTGGCAGACTTGCCGATGCGGCTATTGGCCTCCCACGTTGCGCGGTCCTGCAGGCTTGAGGAGGTTCCGCCAGTCTCGGCAACCAGTAACATCGGGCGATATCGACCAATGCCGCTGTCGGTTACGCCGCCAGAGATGTGAGCCTCGGTTTCGCCGGTACTGTCGGGGCTGTAGCTGGCCTGACCTTTAACCAGGTAGCTGCTGAACCGTTGGCTGTGATCGATGGTCCCGCTGGCGTTCTTGATGTTTTCGCCCTGCACCAGAGAAGCCTGGGCGCGGCGCACACCGGCACGAGTGATGAGGAGTCCGCCGGCGCCGTCTGGCATCAACAACGCTTTGCGCTGTCTGGCGTATCGCTCGATCGCCTTGAAAGCCGTCTCACCCTGCTGCAGCTTGCACACCGGGAAAGGCTCCCCTACGTCAATCTCCGCTGTGACGGTCACCCCAAACGGCGCTGCGAGGATCTTCGCGAAGGTGAGCAGGTTGATGTTTTTCCACTCGTCAGGTGTGTGCACGGCGCTGCAATCAACCAGGTCCGCAACCTTGTCTCGCCCTTGAATGTTGATGGTGTGGTCGGTGGCGCTGTAGGACGGTTTGAAAATATCGACGTAGCCAATCACCATCGGAAAGCCCGCCAGCCGAACTTCGCAGGCGTCACCAGGGAGAATTGGCCAGGGCTCTACCTGGGCTGGCGAGCTATCGCCGGCCTCCCATCGCTCCGTGAGTGAGGAGGTGAAAGCGGTTGTCGCGGCATCGATCGCCCGGGTAACCCCGAGGGAAGTCCAGCCCGAGTAGTTCATTCCGTTAACCAGCAGTTCGAGGTCATCCATCAGCAAGCACCTCGAGCTGATTGCCCCCAATCAAAAAGCCGGGGTGTCGTGGACCATTACGAGTAGCGATTTCATCGGCCCGGCCGGCGTCCCCGTAAATCTGATAAGCCACCAGCAAAGAAGGCAGCGTCTCTTTCGGCACGTACTGGACGATCCGAGCGAGGTCTTGTTCAGGGTTCGGCACGGCCTGCACGACGCTGGTTCGTAAATCTGAAAGCGTCACGTAAACCTCGTCGTCCGGAGTGGCTTCGCTTTCAGCATCAATACGGTCAACGAGTTCTTCTCGGACCTTGATAGCAGCCTGATAGCTGTCGTAGACCGTGGGCGTCAGCGTGGTTCGCACGTTCGAAGTTTGAGCAGCCGATTGCACAGCGGTAGCAGTCCTTCCCTGAACGAATGGAATCGGCGTTGATACCCTGGTCTGCGTTACAACCGCGGCCTTCGCGGCTTCGGCAATTGCCACCTGCCTTACCAACGCATTCAGCGCAACGGTGTTGGTGGCCTGCTGCCTACGGCTCGGCGTTGAGGTACTGCCTGAATAGCTGGACGGCGACCGGTCAAAAAGGCTGGTCAACATGCTCAACGCATTGCTACCGAAAGCCGAGCGGACCGAGCCAAACAAACCGGTGATCCTGCTGACCATACTCAATGGTTGTTGGACCAGGCTGTAAGCATCTGCCGCGAGCCCTTTCGCTTGCTGGTAAAAGTCGGACGCGGCCTGCAAGTCTCCGGCAAAGCTCAAGCCCGGGGCGGACATGAATTCGCCAAGTTCAGAAAGCCCTGTTGCCGCCGACTCGGCGACATAAGCAGGAAAGCCAGTGGTCAGGAAATCGGAGACAAAACTTTTCTCAGCAGCGGCAGTGACGGCATTCCCCTTGGCGCTGATGGCGTTGACCGTGTCGACCTTGGCAGATGGGTAGGAAGCCTCCCCCGCTTCAAGGAAGGTCAACTTCACCATGCACATGCCGCCGTCGGCAGTGCTTTCGCTTATCCCAAGACCTCGACACTCGACGGTCATCTCGCCGCGGTACGGGTGAACGAGAACGCCAGGGCCTGCGGTTTCGCAGGCCTTCTCCAGTTCGTCACGCTGGGTCTGGTAATCCGCCCCGATCAGATAGCCGGAAACGGAGAATTCACGAGCCTTGCGGCCGAGGTCTTCAGTGTAAGGAACGTCGCGCTGGGCATGCTCGTGCACCGCTTGGCGGCGACCATGCGTACTGTCTGCGGACTCTACAAAAAAAGAAACGCCGCGAAAGCTCGCGGCGCGGTAGTTGTCTCTCCAGCCCATGGGTGGCTCCGATTAATTCGCCATTGAGTAGCCCAGGTTCGTATCGAACTGCGCTCCCTGGCTGCCCTCGGTTTTGACCTTCGTGCCCGGGGGCATATTTGCGAAGTCCACCTTCACCCGAACCTCGGATGGAGGTGCAGCTACGATCTTCGCCGTGTCGTTACCCACCTGCGCTGCTCGCCGCCCAATATCAGAGAGTTCCTTTTCCGATCCGGGTGCAGCAGCGCCGCCTTCTGGTGCCTGATTTCGGATCACTGAGTTATCGATGGACTTTTCAGTAGATCTTTCAGCGGATTGCTCAGCATCTTGGGAAGTATCTCTGTCCCCATCACCGCCCGCTGGTTGCTCTTCAGTCGAAATTTCGATACCCAGCATTTTTGCGGCCCAGTCCGGAATCGCGCTTTTCATCGCGCTGATCGCGTCCTTGACCTTGGCACCCAGAATTGCTCCGAGGTCCCAGCCTGTCAGGTACTTCACCAATCCCATGAACGCCTCAGTCATCAGCGTGACGGGGTTGTATTCCTTCCAGAGTTTCCAGATGCCGTTGATGATGCCGTCGCTGAAGGCGGCCTTCACGCCCGCCCACTTCTCTTCGAAGAAGGCCACGATCTGATCCCAGTTCTGGTAAATGACGTATGCGGCGGCGGCGATCAGGGCGATTGCCGCAAGGAACCAACCAACGGGGGTTGTAGCGATCGCAATGCCGAGGCCTTTGAAAGCAATCCCCAGATTGAAGATGCTGACAACGAGTCCGCCACCGATGTAAGCGCCTACCGCAGCCAGAATCACATTGGCTCCACCGAACGTATCGGCAAGCCAACCAACCGCGCTGATCACCGGTTGAATGCCGTCGTACAGATCACCAAGGAAACCGACGATCTTCTCGATGTTGCCCGGCAGATCCTTCGCGAAGGCCATCGCAAACGCTTCAATCTGAGGCCGGTATTTGACGATCGACTCAGTGAGCCAGGTCGACATCTTGCTGAGTTCCGGCACGAGAGCGGTGCCGATGATGTTGCCCACTCCGCCAACGGCAGCCTTGAGCGTGTCGAGAATGTCACCGAACGCTTCGCCGTCCCTGACAGCGTCATCAGACAGGACGATGCCAAGGCGCCTGGCTTCGGCGGCCATGTCCTTGATGCCAGCACCACCACCCTTGATCAAAGGCAGAAGCTCAGTTGCACTTTTGCCAAACACTTTCACGGCAGCTTGCGCCTGCAGCGTCGGGTCTTTGATCTTCGAGATTCGATCAACGAAGGTATCGAACAATTGATCGGTGCTTTTCAGCTTCCCGCCGGCGTCCCGAATGTTGATGCCCAGGCCAGAAAACATGTCCTTGAGTTCTTTCGAACCCTTGGTCGCGGCACCGACATTGATGTTCATCTTTTGCAGTGCGCCCGCTAGCACCTCGGACGAAGAGCCAGTCAGCTTGGCGGCAAAGCCCAGCTCCTGGAATCGCTCACGGCTGATGCCGGTTCTCTCAGCGGTATCACCGATTAACCCGGTTGCGTCTGCATATCCATTGACGAATACACCGAATGCAGCACCAGTGATACCCAGGGTAGCCCCGAGCCCAAGAAGCCTGTCCCGGCTTTGACCTACAGCGGTGCCCACGCCACCGATGGCGCTCCCAACATTCTTCAAACTGTTGGTGAAGATGGGCAGGCCGGTTCGGTCGATTGCGCGACCGACGCCAGCAGTGAACCCCTGAACCTTGCCCAACATCCCGCGCAGCGGAGCAGTCAGACGGTCAACAGCACCGATGATGACGCTTAGTCCGTAGCCTTTGTCTGCCACTCCGTCCACTCCTCTGCCCGCTCAAGCCACCAGTTCAAATCGTCGAAGTCCATATCCATGACTTCAGAGGGCTGAACGCCCATCACCTTGACGACGACAGTCACACCTGACTGCCACCCCCGAGGTGCGCCAGCAAAAAATCGCGGGCTTCCTGGATGAGAACGGCCTGGTCTTCCTCGCCCATCTCATCGACGAACGACGGCGCGCGGCCGGCCATTTTCGAACCGAGGTCAATGAGCGTGGAGAAATCGAGATCGATCGCCCCGCTGCCTTTGCCGTCCGAAGTAATGCGCAGCGAATGGCCGCGCAGGTACTTCAGCTTGCGCGAGATGGTCAGCTCGGTGACCGACTCGCTACCGAACTGCACCGGCTCTTTGAGAACCAGCGATTTTTCCTTCGCCATTACTTGACCTCCTCGGCCGACATGCCTTCAAAACGAACCGGAATGTTGCCTTCGCCGGTGTTGCCCGTACCCTCGTTGGCGTACCAGGCTTCGCGCAGAACGATCACTTTGCCGTTCGCCAGCTCCAGGGTGATGGTGGCGTCAGCGATATCGAGCAACGCTTCCAAGCTCATCTCGGCACGATCGGTGATCTCACCCTCAACGAACGGGATCTGCGGTGTTTCCTTGTAACCGTGGACGCGGTCACTACCGACCACGCCCTCCTTCTTCGGCCTGCCGAGGTTGTAGGTGAAGTCGCCCTTGGCGAAGTACATATCGCCGTCGATCTTCAAACTGATAATCCCGCCTACGCGTTTATTGCCTGCCATGTGATAGCTCTCCCGAAGGCCGCCTTAGAGGCGGAATTGGATCTTGTTGGCGACGATGCGCAGTTGGTTGACCAGGTCCGGTGGCAGCAGCATGTCGAGCCGGTTCGGATCGCTGACGTTGCGCTCGGCGATGAGGTTGGCCTTGAAGTCGTCGATGTTCTCGACCAGCCCGAGATCCTCCCATTCGCGAAACTTGGAGATGGCTTCTGCCTTCATCACGTTCGGCGTGACGACGGCCTGTCCGATGCCGTAGCGAGTCCCGTTATTGGCCAGCTTGTGCCGTGGGTACTTGCGCAGGATGTAGTCGCGCCAGTCGTGGCGGATGAACATCAGGGTGAACAGAGTTTCGCTGTCCAGGTAGCTGATGTCTGACCCGCCGGCGGCGTTGGTTTTGTAGGTGGTGATCAGGCGCTCAACGAGCATGGTGCCGTCGGTGCCGACCTTGCTGGTGGCGATGCCGTCGAACATCAGCTGGTTGCGCTCTTCGTTGGTGAAACGATCGGCAGCCGCCGGTGGCAAGCACCAGGCGTAAGCCAGATTCTGGAGCGGCCGCGCCGGGTCGATGGCCGCGTAGTACGCAGCGATCGCCATGGTCTCGGCGGCCTTCTCATAAGCCGGCATCGGCTCATCGTTGGCCATGATGACCGAGAGGTGCTGGCTGTTATGGCTGGCACCGATCGCGGCGAGACTGCCTTGTGTGCCGCGAGCGGCAGCGAAGGCGTGCGCTTCAATCTCACGGTTCCAGGCGAAACGACTGTTCAGCTCAGTTTTGATGCTGGCCAGACTTGCCCCGTCGGTGTACGGCACAGCCCAGGTATGCAGCCACTCGTCACCGAGTGCGGCCAGGGCAGTGTCCAATACAGGGTTGCCAGCTCCGCTCGTAAACGCGGAGGCAGTGACGCCAACACCGGCAGGCAGGGTCTGCCCGGCGTAGTAGTTCACCCGTGCATCGAGACTGTTACCCGCCTCGCCTTTGTGGCGACTGGTCAGCGTGACGGTGCCCGTTGCGGCAACGGCCGTCACTGGCATATCAGCGGCAGCGGTTATCGCGGCAGCAGCAGCGGTGCCAATGGCGGTGGCCGTGTCGCCACTGATGACACCGACCGACACGCGGCGACCTGCAATCATCAGTTCAATAGTGCCGGA